TTATATATATATATATTATTGAAAATCCAATATTACTAAATATTATATTATGAATATACAGATAATTTTGAATATGTATATAATATAAATGAGTAAAGTAGTTTGTTCATAAAGAACGACAAAAAAAACAAAAACAAAACAAACGCGTAAAAAAAGTTAAAATCCAGTATCTCTGAAACATTGACTGTTATCACTAAAACTGGGGCGTTGTTTTCCAATTGGGTTTGTAAATCCCAACCAACGGTCTTTTTGTTGTAAACTTTTCCATATTTGATCGTTGGCGTATACCCAATGATAACCTGTTTGTTCCAACAGGGGTATATTTGTTTCATAAAGGGAAATCAAAGTATCATAATAATGTTCAGAAACAATGTACGCAGATGCCGTTTCCGCCGATAAAATACGTATGTATTCGTGACAATTATCCCCTATATTTCCAATAGGTTCCGATGAAATTAAATTGTAGGACAACATGAAAACATCAAACAATGTATTTGGGTCTGTATTTTCAAACAATCTCTGAAGTTTCGGTTCAAAATCTTCTTTGGGAATCGTAAAAATAAAATCGTCTTCCAAAATCAATACTCTTTTATACTTGCGTTCTTTGGCCAATTTCAAAACTGCCAGATGAGAATATCCACAACCGGCAATACCCATAGGCGGGTCACGATAAATTGCGGGAAAACGTTCAAAGTTGAACAAGTCATAGGATAATAATACACTCTCGATTTCGGAACGTCTATCTTCACGTGAATCCAAATTGATATATATGATCTTATCGATATTCTCTGACATTATTATTTAATCGTTCAGAGATTTTATATGTTTTTACACCTTTTTTCATTTTAAACGCCTATTTTTCTAACTCTATAATATAAATGGAAAATAAGAAAGTTAAATCTAAAAATAAAAGTAAATCAGAGAATAAAATAGTTAAACCAAAAAATAAAACATGTAAAAAGTTTTGCAAAGAAGTTTTTCTGCCTGAAAGAGAAAGAGTTGAAATAGAATTTAGTAAAAAAAATAAAAAATTCAAATATAAGACAATTGAACTTCTTCGTAAAACAAATAAAAAATCATTAGCAAACTTGCTTGAAAATGGTTTTTTGAAAGTTTGTGATGACATATATTGTCAAAAAGATTGTAAAGGTAGTAAAAATAAATGGTTGAAATCATTTACGAAAAAAAGAAAGGAAAATTTAATTCAACAAGGTGCTATATCTGGATGTAGAGATTTAATCAAAGAATTTCCTGAATATTATAAAAATATATAAAAATAATTTAATTATTTTTCAATAAACAATCGGCGATTGAAAGGTTAAAAGGTTTAATAAAAATAAAATATTCACTATATTTTATTTTTTATGCATGGCGTTTATTATGCAATTAATTCACCATAAGCAGAAGGAAGTTCCTCTATTTTTATTTTATAATAATTCTCAATATCGCGCATACAATGAATATCGCGTCTTGTAACAAAATTAATAGCCAATCCTTTTCGTCCCCATCTGCCACTACGTCCAATACGATGCAAATAGGTATATACACACTTCGGAATATCAAAATTAATAACCGTACTTACATGTTGAATATCAATACCTCGCGCAGTAATATTAGAAGAAATTAGAACACGATAGGTTCCATTCCGAAACAATGCAAATTCCCGTTCTCTTTCCACTTTATCCATAGACCCATGAATACAACAGACTGAATATCCGTCACGTGTCATTGCTTCATGTAAATCGGCAACACGTTTTACACTATTACAATAAATAATACTTTGCGACACACTAATGGTTGCAAACAAATCTTTCAGAACATCGTATTTCATCGGGTCAGATTTCACTGCAATATAATGTTGTTGAATACACTCCAGACTTAATTCTTCGGCCTTCATAATAATGCTCACAGGATTACGCATAAATTTGCCCGTTATTTCTAGGACTTCTTCTGAAAATGTCGCGCTGAAAATAGCCACTTGTATATTATCATTGAAATACTGAAAAATATTGTAAATCTGTATTTTAAATCCTTGCGAAAGCATTTCGTCCGCCTCGTCTAATACCATGATTTTGACATGTTCTCCATTCAAATATTTTCTGCGAAACATATCGTGAATACGTCCTGCACAACCCACAATAATATGCGGCGGATTTGTTTTAATATCATGATAATCATCCTGAATAGAGGTTCCACCAATCAATATTTTTACTCGCAATCCTTTTATAGAATTACCTAGATTGGTAATCACATTGCACGTCTGTTTTGCCAATTCATGTGTAGGCGCCAATAATATAGCTTGTACTGTTGGCACAGATACATCAATTAATTGTAAAGTGCTAATAGAAAATGCTGCCGTTTTTCCCATACCGGATTGAGCTTGAGCAATGATATCCCGTTTTTTTACAATGTTGGGAATCGTTTTTTTCTGAATATCGCTTGGTTTTTCATAGCCATATGAAAAAATTCCGCGGAGGATGTCTTCTTTTAATTGCAAATCCTCCCAATTTTCAATTGGAGGTTCTCCGTCTTCTATTTGTTTCATTTCTTTTTCCACTTCTTTTTCCACTTCTTTTTCTGCCTCTTTTTCCGTCTCTTTTATATTTTCATCCATGATGTATATAAATACAAATGAATTGTTTAACTCTTTTTGTAAAAAATAATATAGAATAGTAGGAATATATTATTTAGATATAAGTATGGCAACATCTGCAATACCTCATTATACTCTGAATGATTTCAATGAACTTTTATTTGGAAATACATTCAGTTTTCAATTGGACAAAAACTCCGAAGAAATTATAGCAAATTTAGCCAATATTTTGGGCATAGTAAATGTAAATACGGAGAATGTGCCAACAAAAAGAACAAATTCAAATCGCAATCCATCGTATAGAGGTTCCTCCAGAAAAGATAAAGATATGGACGATTCGTGGTTACAACCGGCTTTTAAAACAACTGTTATTGAGAAAAAAGACGGAACGATGCATGAAATTCGCACATGTTTGAATAAACTTTCGGAGAAAAATTATGAGACCAATAAAATACATTTACTGGAATTGATTCGCCAATTGGAGCCATCTAATTTGCCAACGATTGCCACCAATATATTTGATATTGCAAGTACGAATAAATTTTACAGTGAGATATACGCAAAATTGTACAAAGAACTTTCCGCGGAATTTGAAATTTTCGGCGAAATATTACAAACATTTGTATTGTCATTCACTGAAACCATGCATAATATACATTATGTAGACCAAAATAAAAATTACGACGAATTTTGTGCATACAATAAGAAAAACGACATGCGAAAATCCACCAGTGTTTTTATAGTAAATCTGGTGAAGAATGAAGTACTTCCTGTTGGCACATTGTCCAATATTGTATTGAAAGTACAAGATATTATGACGGAATACATGAACAGTGAAAATAAAACAAACGAAGTAGAAGAAATCACTGAAAACTTGTTTTTGTTAATTCATTCGGACATTCTCAAACATACGGAGGAATGGCCCATTATTTTGTCCAATGTTACTCAAATATCGCAATATAAAGCGAAAGAACGCGCTAGTTTATCCAGTCGCACTATATTCAAGCATTTGGATATTCTAGAAAAAGCGTCCAAGTAAAATACGCGCATAAAAAGTACTATATAAAATCATAAAAAGCATAAAAAGTCTCTTGATATTATTATATACTCTACTATCAAGAAATGAATCGCCTCGCATTTTACAAAACGAACGAAGATTTGGAAGACGAGGATGTTGGATACGAAGCCCCCTTATATACCATTGATTTTTACGACAAAGAATATCTCATTTCTTTAGGTCATGAACGTAAATTAAACGAAAAAAAAAATACATATTATTTTCCGGTATATCTCATCTACGAGAATACAGTTTTCAAACAAATCGGAGTATATGAATTTGAATCCGCCGATAAAACTCAAAAAGAAAGATGGAGAACATTTTTAGACAAAGACGGAGACATTGACCCCAGACGTCTACAAGACATTCTATTATATCCATTTGCAGACAGAGATTTCTTTGAGAATTCCACTTTTGCAGTATCCAAATCGGACATTGCGTTAATAGAAGAAAAACACCGGAAAATGCCAACAGAAAAATTGGGCGAAGAACAAGACCCTGACGACCCATTTCAATTAACAATTCCTGTTGGTAAATCTTCCGAGTCTATGAAAAAATCGGCTATAATTCTTAAAGATGGCGTTTTTGAACGCGATACAACCGTTAAAATACCTGCAACATTAGTGGAAGAAAGCAAAGACGAATCATTGCGTATCAAAAAAGACTATAAAATGACGAAACAAAATACATGGATTGAGAATTTCATGAAAAATAACAATTATGACATTGTGAATACTGCGGAAAATGGCGATTGTTATTTTGATACCGTTCGCATTGCATTCTTACAGATTGGATATGTAACAACGATTGAGAAATTACGTGCTGTTGTCGCAAATTCTGCCGACGAAGAATTGTATGATTTTTACTCCAGTCAATATAGAGAACTCAGTGCGCAAAAAGATACTACAGAAAAAGAAATGACTACCTTGAAAAAAGACACGGCGAATTTGAAACGTAGATTGACGGCGCTTACAAAAGATAAAACGGCGGAAATTGAGGCGATTACAAAACAGATGATTGAGAACAAAGAACGATATGATGTTCTCTCTGAATTCAAAGATTTATTGGCAAATTTCAATTTCATGAAAGATATTCAAGGAATAGAACAATTACGTGAATATATGAAAACATCTGCCTATTGGGCGGATGAACGCGCCATTGCTGTTTTAGAAAAAGAACTTAATTTTAAAACAATTGTGTTTGCTGAATACAATTACAAAGCGGGGGACCTCAATTGGATTTTGGAGGATAAAAAGAATTATAAAAAAGACAATGTGTTTGTATGCACTACTGGAGAACCAATTGAACCTAAATTTTATATTTTGGCCGAACACACTGGAACCCATTATCGCCTGATTTCTTATAAACAAAAATACATATTGACATTTTCGGAAATACCGTATGACGTGAAAATCATGATTACGATTAAATGTATGGAATCTAGCGGCAGTGTTTATAATCGTATTATGGCATTCCGAAATTTTCAAGCAAAATTAGGAATTTCGTTAAAAGAAGACTCGGATTCAGACGACGATGAAGACGAGAATATTGAAGGTATTCAAAGTGGAGGAGGTAGTCAACCACATTATGACCCCAAAATACAGCTTGTTTTTTATTATAAATCTGCGGACGGTTTGCAACCCGGAAAAGGACCTCATGAGAAGATGCCAACAGAAAAATATGGGGAGTTTGCGGATTTGTTTTTGAAACGAAATCGTGAATGGAGGAAAAAATTGGACGATTATTGGCCGGCCGACTTTAAAATAGACGGATTGGAATGGTATTCAGTGGAACATTATTATCAAGCGTCCAAATTCCGAAAAGCGCATCCTGAATTCTATAAATCGTTCAGTTTGTCTGGAAATCCGGATATAGCGAAGGATGTAGATATGGCCAAAATTGCGGGGTCAAAATTGGGGCAATACAAGGGGACACAATTGCGGCCTGCCAATATCAAAGTGGATTCCGATTTTTATGGAAGCAGATATCTGGAAGAAAGAGAGAAAGCGCTTTTTGCGAAGTTCTCTCAAAACGTGGATTTGAAGAAAGTATTATTTTTGACAAAAGACGCGAAATTGGTGAAATATGTGCCGAAAAAAGAAATGGAAGTAGACCGACTTTTGATGAAAGTCCGAAAATTATTGCGGAATTGAGAGTAAGATATTCACCTAATTATATCAAATATATCAAATATATAAAAATATATTTGATACATTTCACAAATTTCATAATTTCACAAATTTCATAATTTCACAAAGTTCATAGAAAGACAGGTCATATCGCTGAAACACATGTCATACGCATGGTAGATGCCAACAGAATATTTATGGGACCATCTACTATTTTGTCCATTTTGTCCATTTTATTCAAATAGTTCTCTTGTTTTGCCAAAGATTTCAATAAATCTGCTAATCGTTGTATATTTGTCTGTGTTTTTTTGAATTG